TGTTTGGTATCAGCACGAGGAAGATGTTCACTTAAAAAGAAAGCTTTACGATTCTCAGATCATTTATATTTCATACGCGAAAGGAAATTCAATATCAAGAATTTCTTATGTTGAGAGGTTGATAAGATCTTTTAACTTATTAAGGATTATGGAACACACAAGAATAATCTGGAACGTGATGAATTCATCATTCAGGTTAAAGATGGTTGTTCCTATTGGTTCTAAATCTCCACAAAAAGCAAGAGAATCACTTGGCGAATTAATGTCCATCTATAAAGAGGACGTTCGTTTGGATTATGATTCAGGGGAATTATTTATTAATGGTAGACCAAACATTCAGTTCTATAAAAACTATATGTTCCCTTCTAAGAATGGTGAACAAACAGATATACAAGTTATTGGTGGTGAAGGTCCAGATCTTTCTAACATGGAAGCTCTTGTTTACTTCGAGAACAAATTAAGAATTGACTCTAAAGTTCCAGTTGCTCGTTTCGATAGAGCTGCAGGTGGTGGTCAATATCAAATGGGTTCTGATAATGTGGATAGAGAAGAAATAAGATTCTCTAAGTTCATTAACAGGTTGAGATCTATATTCCAAGAAATTATAACAAAACCTTTGTATTTGCAAATGATATTGGATTTTCCAGATTTGCAAGACGATGAACTGTTTAAATCTCAGGTTGGTGTTAGGTTTAATAAAGATAACGTATTCGAGAGAACTAAAGAAATGGATTTACTTTCTAAATCTGCTGAGTTCATCGGAGCAATGAAAGATATTACAACAATAAGAAATGGAGAAGAAAAACCATTCTTCCATCCAATGTTCTTAATAGAAAACTACATGTATTTATCGCAAGGACAAATGGATACAAACCAAAAATATTGGGATGATGATCATGGAGGAAAGGGTCCTGAAGGTGAAGGTTCAAAAAAGAAAGGTGAGGGAGAAGGAGAAGGTGGAGAGACAGCATTTAAGTTATAAATAACAGGACTATCTACAGACTATGATGTTGGGGAATACGTCAATAAGAGAATCACCCATAATAAGTCAGTTATACATTAAACCCTCTTAATTGAGGGTTTTTTGTTTGAAACCTATACCGCAGAAGACCGTATAATTTTTATGAAAACACTGGTGGTTAATTTGTTCGCAGGTCCAGGTAGCGGAAAAAGCACGTTCTGTGCTTCGGTATTTGCAAAATTAAAAATACTTGGAATAGATTCGGAAATGTCTTTGGAATATGCAAAAGATATTGTATGGGAGGAAAGCTATCAGAAGCTTGATCATCAAATCTACATATTCGGAAAACAATTGCATAGACTCCAACGATAAATTAAGAGTGGTTGTTACAGATGCTCCTTTGTTACATTCTGCAATATACTGTGAAGAAAGTAATCACACATTTAAGAAATTGATTCTCGAAGAGTTTAATAAATTCCATAACATCAATTATTATATTGGTAGAAGGAAAGATTATAATCCAAATGGTAGAACTCAAACATACGACCAAGCATTAGTTGTAGATGGTAAGATATTAGATTATTTGAAACACAATAAAGTTAGTTTTAATACTGTAGTTGGAACTATTGACGCAGTTGATTCTATAATCAATGATGTTGTTGAAACTGTTAAGATAATGGTTCAGGAAGAAGAACCTAACAAATACGAAATTAAATGAGAATATTTAAAGGAAATTCGTTCGCTTCAGTATATAGAGATCTTTTACATGACCTTGTGGAATCTCCACAGTATGTATGTTCGCCAAGAGACCAAAAGATAAAAGAGATTTTAAATGTAGGTCTTGAAATAGAAAGTCCTGCTTTAGCATTATACTCTAATGAGGTTAGAAGTTCACAGTACAAATACATTGCCGCTGAATTAATATTTTATTTCGGTGGTAGAAATGATCTCGCATACATTGAACAGTATGCAAAATTCTGGAAAGACATTGCAAATCCAGATGGTACAGTAAATAGTGCGTATGGATATTTATTATTTAGCAAAAAGAATGAGCATGGAATGAATCAATGGGAATGGGCATTTGAATCTTTGAAAAAAGATAAAGATACCAGACAAGCATTGATGCACTTTAATCTTCCTGAACATCAGCATTTTGCAAACAAAGATTTTGTTTGCACATTAAATGGGGTGTTTCATATAAGAGAAAACAAGCTTGAGTTTACTGTCATGATGAGGTCTAATGATGTAGTGCTTGGTCTTCCAACAGATGTTGCTTTCTTTTGCATGTTACAAGAACAGATGTTATCCTTATTAAGAAAGGAAGCATATCCCGATTTACAAATGGGCAAGTATATGCACTACGTAAACTCCATGCATTTATACGAAAGAAACTTCAAGATAGTTGATGACATGCTGTTGAGGCCATTTGAGTCTCAAACTACTCCAGCCATTCAAGATGACATGATAGATGAAAAGGGAAAGATGACAGAAAAAATGATTAAATTGCATGACGCAGTTGTTAATGATATTTTGGATGAGGACTTCCACGAAGGAGATGGCGCAATGGAATGGATATATTCCAAGATATTCAGGAGTCATAATTTCGCGGAACAGTTTAAACACATCAAACTAACTAAAAAGAAATGAACCTATTCTTAAAGATATTCTGTACTATATTCCTTGGGTTTAGTTGCAGTATACTTCCATTAGTAATTTCGTTAGTATTTTGGAATGCATTATTCTTACTGTTATACGTTCCTTCTATTGTATGGTGCGTCTACATGGTCAACAAATACAAGGATACCAAAGAAATTGAATAATAAAATACTTTATAAATTCGGATTTATTTCTTAAATTAGCAATCAAATAAAATAACCATATAAATATGAGCACAGATAACACCACAGATGCAACAACAGCAGTTGACACAACTTCTAAAAAGAAGAAGTATAATACAACAGACCTAAACCCAGAGGCATCATTTGAAAAACACGTATACCATAGAGATCAATTTGCACATTATCTTCGTTGGACACATGTATTAAACCAAGCGACAATAGGAGAAACTATTGCAGATTTTGGTTGCGGAGGTGGAAGCCTTCTTGAAGTTTTCTATAGAAACAAATTTAAGTGCGAAAAATATGTTGGGATGGACATAAGAAAGAAAACCATCGAAGCAGCAAGCAAACATTTTGAAGGTGTTACTTGGGCGGAATTCCATGCAGTTGATTTAATCTTGGATAAGTATCCATACGATAAAATTCAAGCTGACAAAGTTATTAGTTTTGAAGTAGCTGAACATATCGGAAAACAAAATATCGACGTATTCTTACAACACTTTAGAGATTGTGGAAATAAAGATGCTACGTATTATTTATCAACTCCAAACTACGATGAAAAAGTAGGTGCAGCTGGAAATCACACGTACGATTCTGGTGATGGAAGAGGAGTTGCGGTTCAAGAGTTTGCACATAAAGAATTACAAGCACATCTTGAAAAGTATTTCACTATAGAAAAGAAGTATGGCACGTTTGCATCTCAAACACACTATAAACATCTTTTAACTCCTGCTCAAAAAGAAGTGTTTGAAGGATTAAAACCATATTACGATTCAAACCTTATCGCAAACATCTTTGCTCCGTTCTTCCCTGAACAAGCAAGAAATTGCTTATGGGTTTTAAAAAGAAAATAATGAAAACCTTATACCTTTTATTAATTCTCTCGCTTAGAGAAAAAATATTTTTGGATGACTGCTTTATCTTTTTATATTTTTTAATACACTAACAAAAAGCCACAGCAATGTGGCTTTTTTATTTACCGAAACAAGATCCTTCATTGCGAATAAAACAAGCAATGAAGACGATAAAGAAAACATGCCCTTTTAATTACGCAGGATCAAAATCACTATACAATGAATTATTTGAAGTAGAAAAACCTATTGCAGATTTATTTGGAGGTGGAGGTGGATTTTGGTCTAATGTGAAAAGTAGTGACATCATTGTTAATGATGTCTGTTCACCTCTTATAAGATTTCAAAAAAGAATTTATGAAGCATCAGATGAACAGTTTGAAGGAATTCTTGCTGTTTTGAACATGCACACAAATCAAATCAACTCTAAAGAAAAATATGAGAAGCTCCGTTCCATGTTTAATGAAACTAAAGATGATTTGCTTTTTATGTGTTGTTTATCTTGCTGCACGAATAATTTAATACGCTTTAATAAAAGCGGCGGGTTCAATCAAACATGGGGACAAAGAAAATTTAACCCAAGTATGGAATCTAAACTAAGAGATTTCAGAAATAGAATAAAGGATAAGAAAATACAATTTAGCATTGGTGATTTTCAACAGATAGACACAACAGGCAGAATCTTGTTTGTCGACCCACCTTATTTGATTTCAAGTGCCGGATATAATACATCATGGACCGCAGAAGACGAGAAGAGGTTATATTCATTCCTAAATGGAAAGGATTTCATTCTAACGAACTTTCTATTTAGAGGAGACATACACAACACTATTCTAGAAGATTTCATTAGAGATAACAAACTTAACGTTAAGGTAATTAAAGAAGGCCAAATGAAGGCTCAGAAGGATGACACCATATTCCAAGAGGTTGCAGTGTCAAATCTTCCATTCGGAGAAAAAAAACAAGAAACAATAACACATTCGCTATTTTAATTATGGAAAACATTGACAAAAGATGCTTGAATTCTATAGGGTTTTTTGAAAGCAGCGACCCTTTCATTGGAAAGGTATGGACTTGGGGAAAGTACACAGCATCAAATGCATTTGAGCATAAATTTGAATCACCGATTTTGAGTTGGGATCCAAGAACATTTATGATGCACGTACATCCAATGGAGTATAAAAAGAAGATAACATCTTTTGAAGGGTTTCAAAAGATTATCGAAGCAGTTAATTTCTTAATAAGCACAGAAAGCTAATGAACAACGCAGACAAAGCATATCTTGAATTACTTAAAGAAGTAAGAGAGAACGGAGTTATTAAATCCGATAGAACAGGAACAGGAACAATTTCCATTTTCGGAAGAAGCCTTAAGTTTAAAATGTCGGAAGGATTTCCTCTATTAACAACTAAAAAGATTCATACTAAAAGTGTGATACATGAATTATTATGGTTCCTTGATGGAGGACATAATATCAAGTATCTCGTAGATAATGGAGTAAACATTTGGAATGAGTGGCCTTGGCAAAACTATATGAAAGAACACGAGAATAGAAAACTTCAATTAACAGTTTCTATGAAGAATGCAGATTCATATATTGGAACAGCGTTTGAAGTTAGTCACATGAAACAGAGATTGGATGAACATCCAGCCTTAACATTAGAAGAATTTATTACAAAAATAAAAGATTCTGAAATAAGTGGAAAATATTCTGCATCGAAAGATTCGTTTGCAGATGTTTGGGGAGAGCTTGGACCTGTATACGGAAAACAATGGCGACAATGGCAAGGTTGGGTTCAATATGAAAAAACAGATGGAGATTATAACGGTGTTGGCTTTGGATCTGTTTGGCATGATCAAATTTTAAAACTAATTCAAGATTTAAAAACAAATCCAGATTCTAGAAGATTAATGGTAAATGCATGGAATGTTGCAGAAATAGATTCTATGCTTCTTCCACCATGTTTTTTAAAAGATTCTTATGTATGTACTAAAGATGCTTATAAAAAAATCCAGGATATAACGATGGATGATTATATTTTATCACATGATGGTTCATTTAATAAAGTAGATGAAATTTTTAAAACCGAATATTCTGGTGATATGCTAAAAATAAAACCATATTACATACCCGCATTTGAATGTACACCGAATCATCCTTTCTTAGTAAAAGATAAAGGATATATTGAAGCATCTAAATTGTCAGTTTCTGATTTTATTGGAATTCCTATAAATACTAAATCTATAATTCCAGAATTTGAATTCATAGATTATAAAACACCGTTTGGAATAAACAAAAATACAGTAAATAAGAAAATATTATTAGATAATTTAGATTATTGGTATTTCATGGGATATTATTTAGGTGACGGATGGTTAAATTTTAAAAAACGTGAAGTGTTTTTATCTATAGCAAACAAAGATAAAATAAAAGTTTTACCTAAGCTTTTAAATTGTTTTAAATTATATGAGCACCGTTCATCCGGTATAAATGTTAAAAAATATTCAGCAAAAAATGAATTATTTTTTAATTTATTACAAGAATTTGGACAATATTGTGATGGTAAAAAAATTCCGGAATGGGTTCAAGATGCGCCATTGGAAATGATAAACTCATTTCTGGAAGGATATAAAGACGCGGATGGTTGTGAAGACCATATAAGCATACATGTTACTACAGTATCAGACTCTATTGCATATTCCGTCCAAAGGCTATATTTAAAATTGAAAAAGAAGTGTTCAATTTCTTATTCAATTAAAGATAAAAAAAGATTATTACTTGGACGTTTAGTTAATCAAAAAAACAGTTATTTATTAACGGTTCAAAAGGACTATAAATATACAAACAATAATTTCATATTTGATTAATCAATCTTTTAAAAAAGAATATGTTTATAATTTTGATGTTAATTCAACTCATACGTACACAGTTAACAATATCATAAATCACAATTGCCATTATGGATTTCAGTGTTGGACAAGAGAATTAACATTAGATGAACGAAGTATGATTGCGGGAAGCAATCACAATGAAATTTCCGAAAATATTAAATCCATTGGAGTCGATGACGATAAAAATTTACATGAACATCTTGATAAATTAAATGTGCCAAGAAGAACTTTATCTCTAATGTGGCAGCAACGTTCTGTTGATTTATTTCTTGGATTACCATTTAATATTGCATCTTATGCATTGCTTCTTGAGATGTTGGCGCAATCATGCAACATGGTAGCAGATGAATTAATATTTAATGGTGGAGATTGTCACATATACACAAACCATTTCAATCAAGTGGATGAACAGTTAAAGAGAGAACCTATGGAACTTTGTAAATTGGAATTGACCAAACCAGATTCTCAGTATAGTTCTTTACATGGTAACAATGGACACATCATTGAGTATAAGTATGAGAACTTTAAGTTCGTTGATTACAAGAGTCACCCGGCGATTAAAGCGCCTATCGCTATTTAAAAATAACTTTCGATGAAAATGAAAGTAAGCTTAATTGAATTTGGAAAAGTAAATGAAAACGGTAGAACGTATCTTCATCATCAAATGTCTTATTTGCCACCTACTGTGATGTGCACGATAGATCATCATACAGATAGCAGAGGACTTCCTGACTTAAATCCAACATTAGATGGAAATAATACATGTGCATTAGCTAATATAAGCATGGATGTTAATGGCGTATATGCAGAAGTAAATCCTTTTTCTGAGAGGAAAGATTTATTTCATGAATTGATGATGTATGGATGTAAAATAGTTCCTGTAGGCACAGGACACTTAAATGAGAATAATGAAGTAGAAGATTACAGATTACATTATGTTTATTTAACAAAAAATTCTGCATGACCAAAGAAGAAAAAATAAAAAAGATTCTTGACGACGCATCATTACAAATAATGACCGTATTGAAGGGAGAAGAGAAATCTTTGACTGAAGCGTATGAGAATATAGATGCTACTGCAAACAAGATTCTAAGTGATTCTTTTGATATGAAAACATTAACTGTAGATCAGAATAATATTGATGTATCCAGATATGAAATGCTTGAATTTCTGCCTGATGAAGATATTATAAATCTTTATCATTCTTGTAAAAGGTGGATTGTGTCAAAAGAAAATGATGCAACTTATATGAGATTTTGTGGCAACATGGCTCAGGTACAAGGAACGACATTGCAAGAGGAAATAGAAAAAAACGTTAATTCAATAATCTTTAAATACAAACAAATAAATGTCAACAATACAAGATCTTCTAACGGAGAAATTGAGGCCAAAAAGGTTTGAGCACCTTATCCTCACAGAAAGAGTAAGAACTTCTTTAGGGAATGGAAGACTAATGCAAAATGTTTTGTTGTATGGTTCTCCTGGAACTGGTAAGACATCAGCTGCAAAGGTCTTGGTTGCGGGTTCTCCTTTCATGTACATCAATGTATCAGATGAATCAAGCGTTGAAATCATCAGAACTAAGATTACAGATTTTTGTTCAAGCATGGCAATTGATTTCGAAGAGGAAGAAAATGCAAATGCACCTAAACAAGATAACGGTTTACCGATTAAGGTAATTATACTTGATGAGGTTGATGGAGCTTCAGACCAATTTTTTAAAGCATTAAGAGCAACAATAGAAAAGTATGCTAAGAATTGCAGATTCATTGCAACATGTAATTACATCAATAAGATTCCAGATTCAATTCAATCACGTTTTGAATGCATCAGTTTCGATTTCGCTAATAGACAAGAAGAAAACGAAATCAGAGAAGAATGGAAAAAACGTTTAGCTCATATCCTTTCTAAAATAGGAATTGAAGCAGACAAAGAAGCTTTGGATGAACTTGTCAACAGGAATTTTCCTGACATGAGATCTACATTGAACAAGATACAATCATTCGACATTCAAGGCATTAAGAAAATCACTAAAGACAAAGTAAAAGAACTTAACTGGGATTTTGAAGAGCTTTATAAAATGCTTGCTGCAAAACCAAATCCTGTTGATAACTATGAATTCATCTTATCAAATTACTCTTCAATGGTTGAAGATGTAATGGGCAAGATAGGAACTGAATTTATTTTATGGTTGAAAGAAAAACATCCGGATAGAGTTAAGTTCATTCCAAACATTTTAATAACAACAGCAGACCATCAGTCAAAACGACATTTGGTTATTGATCCAGTTATTTCTTTGTTGAGCTTATGTTTTAATGTTCAAAAAATATTAAACCCGTAATGTTAGAGGCAATAGGAATTTTCGCATTGATGACGTTAACTGATTTCGTTTGGGCGATTTCTATAAAAGCAATATCTCATGATAAGGCTTTGGTTGGAAGTTTGACTGCTGCAATGCTCGTTGTTTTAAACGGGATTGCTACAATCAGTTACGTACATAAACCATTATTAAAGAAAGCTATGACAGATTAAATAATTTTTAACATATATAATATGAGCAGGAAAGCAGATTTAATGTCTAATGAAATTAAGGCAGCAAGAACGGAAAAAAATGTAGTGTTGAGCGATGAAGAATTCGTGGATTTTAGTCCATTGGATGTTTTGCCAGATACCATTGATAAGGATTATGGATTCTTCCTAATGTTTGGGAATCCTGATAAGCCAATATCTGGCCAAGCAAGCAGCAATCTCGACTCAGAAGTGAGTTTGAGAGGATTGGGCTTGTAAAAAATAACCTAACAAGGTGAATGGATAAATTTTTGATCTATGGTGAACCAATAAACGGATGGTCGTTAATAAGAGCAATGAAAGACGTTGCTAACATGAAGGCCGGAGAATGGGGACTCGCATTTTCTAATCTATTCTTTTCTAAGAAAGATTTCATGCCGTCATTTGTTTTTAAGAACATACCGGATTATTTGGTAGGAGACGATGATTTTGAAGCGTATTTAGGTAATTTAGACAGCATTGAAGAATTTGAAAAATGCATGGTTGTAGATCCACAAGTAGGTTTTGCTTTCTATAGCGGATGTCTTCGTGATGGGTTTGATCCTGTGTTTGATGATTTTTACATTTTTGTTACAGAACGTATTTCAAAGACTGCATCAGAAGGTCAAACGCGATTATCTGATCCTCAAATGAAAATACTTATGGAGATATTTGTAGCAAAAGAAGAATACGAAAAGGCTGCATTAGTACGAGATAGACTGGAAAATAAAAAAATAAGTAAAATTTTTTAGGCACTTTATTTTATTGATTTTCAATTGGTTGCATACACTAATTTGTGATGGAAATAAAATGTTTTGAAAATAATTTTTATTTGTATTAAAAAATACTTTATATTTGTAAAGAATTTTGAAACAAAGATAAGTATATAGAGTAGAATAAAATTTAAAACATCATGTCGCAGCAAATTATAACAAAAATAAAAGGAATGCCAACTACCAAAAAAACAAGTGGGAAAGGTAAGCTTATGTATCTTGGGATATGCGAATGACGTTAAGTTAAATAACGAAATTACGAATCCCAAACCAACGTTTGGGATTTTTTTATTAGTTCTTTGAAGTGAAATTGAAATATTGGAACCGCCATGAGACTTCTCCCAAGAAGATGCGCACTCATGAAAGCACGAATAGATGGCTGCCAACTTTTATAGTAGGCTGTTAGGTTCCAATACTTATTGCGGGTGTTCGAATCACCCTCCCGCTACTAAGTCCGTCTTGCGAAATACGAAAAGTGGAAAAGGCACCGTATATGGTTTAATTCAATGTGAAATAAATAGGTGAATCTTTTTGTATGTAGTCCAAAGTAAATCCTGGTTATAAGGTCCAGGAAGACGGCACACATTGCGGGTAGGTTGTTAATTAATAATCCAAGGTCAAAGGCTCATGATGAAATTGATTTGTGTAATACTGATTTATGGAAAACATATAAAATAAAATTGCCGTGATAGCTCAGTTGGTAGAGCATCTATAATAGTAGTAATCAGAAGGTCGCCGGTTCGAAACCGGCTCGCGGCTCAAATGGAAACAAAGAAAATCACAAATCCTGCTGTGATAAAAAAGATGCAGGAATCTCTTAATAAGAAACATCAAATAAGCGATTTGATTCGTGGTGGTAAAACTTTTAAAGAGATAGAAGAATTAGTTGATGTGAAGTTTGTAGATCCATTTCAAACTATTTCATTGACGGAATTTATTGAAGAAAAGAAAAAGAAAATATTAAAAGTAGTAAAACATTTAAAGGATGCATTCAGCAAAACAAAAAAGACGAAGTAGCTCAGTCGGTAGAGCACCAGAAATGGAGGTCGTGGGTTCGAGTCCTACCTATGCCAAAAAACAAAAGCATCCTGGACTTATTAGATAATGTGGTTGGGAAAAATGGAACTGAAGAGACCGATGCCATACGTGGCAAAGTTGTTAAGAGAAAGACTCTTGAATGAAGAAAAGAGTTTGGAGTTCTTTGAGAAAAATTTGACGTCAACAGATCCGTTGGTTGTTAGGCAAGCAGAGGGAAGCATTCCTTCAAACCAGCACAGAGTTGGAGAGCTTAAACGAAGAGTTCATTGACGTATTGCGCAAAATTAAAATGACTCTGTAGCTCAATTGGTGGAGCTCCTGACTCTTAATCAGGTGGTTGCGGGTTCGATCCCCGCCGGGGTCACGATATAAGAAAATGCCAGGCGAAATGAGCGGTTTGGAAGGACTCATTAGCTTCCATTCGTCGATCGCGAGGTCGATCCTGGTTCCAATTAGGTTTTGGACGTTGTACCCGAAACAATGTCCGCATGCATCAGTCGCATAGTGGTTAGTGCACCTGCCTTCCAAGCAGGATGTCGCCGGTTCGAATCCGGCCTGGTGCTCGCTCAACATTTTGTACCTGAGTTTAGGTATATAAACTAAACTCAGGACATTATGCCAAGAAGAGAAAAGAAATATCATTATTTATATAAGACTACAAATTTGATAAATGGAAAATTTTATTTTGGAATTCATTCAACTGAAAATTTGAAAGATGGTTACATAGGTTCTGGAACTTATTTGTGGCATTCAATAAATAAACATGGTCGAGAAAATTTTAAAATAGAATTTTTAGAGTTCTTTGATGATAGAAAAAAGCTTCTCGAAAGAGAAGAAAAATTGGTGAATGAAGAATTATTGAAAGATCCAATGTGCATGAATCTCAGAAAAGGAGGAACTGGAGGTTTTACTAAAGAAAATTCGTTGAAGGGAACTTTAGCAATGAATAAAAAGATGTGGCAAGATCCTGAATATAGAAAAAGGCACGTAGAAAGAAAGTCGAAAACAATGCATGATTTGTGGAAAAACGGAAAAGTTAAACATGTTGATTGGACTGGAAAGAATCATTCAATTGAATCAAAAAACAGGATGAGTGAAAAAGCAAAAGAACGAATTGGAGAAAAGAATTCTCAATTTGGAACATGTTGGGTTTATAATGATAAAGAAAGCAAAAAGATTAAAAAAGAAGAATTAAATTTCCATTTATCTAATGGTTGGATAAAAGGAAGAAAAATGCAGATATAGCTCAGTGGTACCAAGGAAAAGGCCGCGGGTTCGAATCCCGCTATCTGC